CATGTGTTCAACAACCGTTAGCTCACTTAATGGGTGATATACTAAGTAGACACCCAAGTGCCTATTCTGTTTTTAAGAGACAGGATCAGGCATGGCAATGTTCGAAGAACCTTGTTCTTAAAACGAAAAACCTTCCTGAAAGTATCTTTGCATATGCAAGTGACTTCACATGTGCAACAGATACAATATCTCATGATCTCTTAGAGATCATGTTTGACGAAATCATAAATTTTCTTCAAGAATTTAATCTCTCAGAGATTAATTATGATTTTACTAGAAAGATTCTTTTAAAAAGAACCATTGACTTTAAAGGTGAAACCTTTAAGCAAGAACGTGGCTTCCCTATGGGAGAGCCAATGTCAAAGATATTCTTAGTATTATCTTTGTTATCAATTGAAGAGTACTGTTACAGTACTTACAATGGACTGGATCTCGACAGATTATGGACGAGACCTGATCCTCTCCGATATTTCCATATCGGAGGGGACGATCATTTTACCTTAGGTGAAATGAAATACCTCAACTTCCTTAAAGAAGTTGAAGGACAAGCTGGTTATATTATATCACCAGCGAAGTCGGGAATTTCTAAGAAATTCCTTGTTTACACTGAGAAAGTCTTAGACTTAACCGGTGACCTATCTATTCCTCGAACCGATGTTTGGGGAAAAGCTGAACGTGGGATCTTTAAAGATTCCATTAAATTACGTCTTTTGAGCCCGTTTGCTAAGCAAATTGATTCAAGAGACGATCGTAATATTATGATAGGTAAAGCTAAGCAACTATCAAATATGATAACCTTCTTTAAAAGAGGGACTATTTTTGAAATGTTCGCCCTTAAGGCGATAGCTCGTTTCAAATCTAGATTTTATCGCTATATTGTTCCTCCTTCAAGGAGAACTTTAACAGCAATATCGAAACTACCGGTCTCCTTAGGAGGTCTCGGTTTAGTTTATGATTATAAACAAGAAGACTTTGAAAGACTTCCTGATATTTTCTGGTGGGCAATTAAAATAATTTGCTCATTAGATAAATCTAGTTTTAAAGTTCGTAGAATATTAAGTTCTACCTTCTCTAATCCAGTTGTTCAATCTGACCTCAAATATCTTAAGGATTTTGTAGATCAGATGGAAACATATCCGCAAATGATGGGTAAAACCCTAAAAGAATTTGTGGAACAATTCAATTCAGAGCTAGTTGAACTAAAGCTTACTGAACCGGATTCAATTATCGACTTCCTTAGGGAGAGAAAGATAATATCATTTACTGAGTTTATTAAACAACTCAATAGACCTTTTCTCTTTTACAACTTAATGTTAGGAAAAAGGGAAAAGTACTTCAATTCTCTAGAGAATAGAGAACGGATTAAACGAACGTGGGAAAGGCTTGAAGCTCTTCGCGCGGAAGTTAAAACTGAAGTAGAACTTAAAAATGATCTAAGATACATTTTAACTGCTTCAAAAATAGCTCGACAAGATTATTTTGTCGATCTTAATATGTCATCCTCTGCTGCAATTATTGCTACTTCCTTAGGAAGTAATTTAAGCGAGGATGATTATTTTATGTATTTATGTGATGGTACAATCGAATTAATCGATATTCCTATAAAGGAACACATATTATATAATGCACCAACACTTTTGGTAAGAGCTTTAAGCTCCTACCCAAAGGTAAAGGGATCAATCAAAGATTCGAAAATCTAGGGGAGCGCCCTAAGGAGCTCAACCCATTGATTCTAATCGCCTCTACCAACACGGAAATTG